AAATTTGGTGCAATCACATGCACATCTCTACGTATATCTTCTTCTTTAGTTTCTGTTGCAGGGTTGGCGATGTCAGCATCCACTTCTTCGTGGCTACTATACTCATGTCCTGTTTTAGTATTGGTCACTGTAGTCTCTACTTTTGCACTATATACTGGGACTTCTTTCCCATTTATTGTTTCATGACGTAGGAGTACAGGTTCGTCTACAATCTTTGCCATACTATAGTTTTATAGACGAAAAGCCATGAAATCAATAGGTTTATATCTGCAAAAAATATACGCTACAGTTGTTGTTTAACCTCTAATACAGAGACCTCGATCATAGCTCTAGATGCAGCGTTGGCTTGTACTTTCATAGCGTCACCCTCTTGATAAACCATGCTCGTGCTAATAGTATTTGTATTAGATGCTGCAACATCAACCTGAAATACCTGAAAATCCGAAGTGCCATCGTTATGATCTACATTCACAGTCACGGCATTAGAGCCATCATAATTATGAGTGTTAATAGTTTTTACAATAAAAGTCGAAACTGGCACTGGTGGCGTTGCTGCAACATTTGCAGTTGGAACAGTAAAAACTGTAGTTAAATCCGTAGTGGTTACGTTTGTTATAAATCTTTTGAATACATCAGCCATTAGAAAAAAACCAACTCCTTCTGGTAGACTCCTCTTGAGTATCTATGGTATAAGAACTATTTAATTGTTGAATTAAATCTTCAAGCTGTCTAACAAGCTCTGCTTGTTGCTGTCGGTCATACTCATCTCTAGGGTCTGGGAATCTTGTAATAGTTAATTTTGCCATAACTTTAAATATATTTGATTTCCGTAAGCAAGTCCATACAGTTTTGTCATCTGAAGGTGTACACTAATACGACTCTGATGTCTTTTTTTGGAAAATTAAAATAATGAGGACAAGAATCAAAACACACACCTTTATATTGTTTAGGGGTTAATTTATGTAAAATCTTTTTTTTACTTGGATCTAAAAGTATAGTTTTTGCTGTTTTATCAATTGGGTCATTTAAATAAATTATTAGTTGTTTGTGATCATATTCATGATCTGTGTGAATGGTGCAGTCTTTTGATTTTGTTTTGAAGCACAAATTAATAGCGCATCTTAATAATTCTTCTGTGTCAATTTTATTCTTAATTATAAATGTTTTAAAAATTTCTATGGCGTGATCTGCATAAGGAGATCTAAATATTTGTTCATCATTAGCTCTCTCCTCAGGTCTCCTTAAGATAGTATGACTTACAAATTTATTTCCGTCATTGCCTACTGCGTTTGTATTTAAATAATATGGAAAATGTGATGATAAAATAATATTATTTATAAAGTATTTGTGTTCATCTTTTAAAAAATTATCATCTTCAATTAAGTTTAACATCCGATTATGCTCTCTCACAAAGTTTAAAATTAAAAGCAAGACTTACTCTAAGACCTTCGTTTTCATTTTTTGCAACACTATGAGGTAAATCATCATTAAAAAGAAGTATGTCACTAAAATTAGGAATTACTTTAAATTTATTAGCTGGCAAGGAATGTGGTTCAAAAAAAATAGGAGAGTTAACTTTAGTAAGGTAAAGTACGCCAGATATAAATCTACTTACAGGAGAAGTGTGCATGTGAGATTCTTGATAAAAATCTTTTTCGTAAACGTTGACCCAAGAGTTATCAATATAACCATTAAAAAATCTATTTCTTAATCTCATAAAATTATCTACGTGGCCTAAAACATTCATCTTTAAAGAATGTAATTCAGGATAATTAAGTATGTTGTTTGTTAAATTGTAGCTTGTTTTAATATCGCAGTCCCAAGTTTTATGATTAAAATCTTTAATTATTGTTTCTAAAAAATCGTAAGATTTTTTTACGACATTTTCATTAAGTGTGCTTTTATAGTAAGTGTCATTTGGATAAGAGTGTAACATTATGAACTAATCTGAGTTTCCCAATGATCTCTCAACAATATCATCACTTGATGATCTATATTGTTTATCTCACAATAATTTATATATGTTTTGTATATCGGATATAAATTAAATTGTGGATCTAAATACTCAGGCGATAAACAAATAAATATTTCTTCAAAGTCCATATCCAAAACAAAATTGTAATTATCGTATGTTTGAAACATATAATGTTTAAGTAAAATATTATTTACATTCTCACCCTTAAAAGGAATAGAAGATATGTTTTTTATCCAGTGATATTCTTTTACAATATTATTTACTATTAAATGATGCACCCAGGTGCACTCACTAACGGTATTCATGCTATTGACTTGCATGTCGTGATGATCATCTATGTTGAATAAAACAATATCTTCCTTTGATTTATAGTATTGGTATATGGAATTATGTTGATTACCAAATTTAAACTTTTTATTTACTCCGTTAAAAACTAACTTATTTACAAATTCTAATTGCTCTGCTGATTTAATCCAATCTAAATCAATACTTAAATATCTATTTCCCACTTTTCCTCATTTTTTGGAACACCATTTTTTATGTGCAACTTATATTCTTTATCTTCTTTACTTAGTAAGCATTCTTTTAAAGTAAAATATACCACATTATGTGTTTCATTACAAAGTGTTACATCGTTTTCTAATTTAAAATTTTGCATAACCCACTCTTTTGGATGTTTTAGAACAATAGATAGAAAACCAGGACTTAAAGTTATATTAGATTTAGGCTTTATTCTGATATATTTAACATCATTGTAATAAGCATGAATATTTTCATAGTTAGTTTTTTTATATTTTTTTTGTTTCCAATTTTGAAGTAAATTAAAAGGGCTATTATCTTCTACCATCAGGCTGTATATCAAAGCGTTGAGTTCCGAGTCTCCATGCAGTTCCTGTTGTGTTTGATACAACATTTACAGTGAATTCTCTTCCTCTACCACGCAAACTTACGAACTCTGTTGCATCTGTAAATGTTGCTGTTTTTATTGTGCTCGTGCTAGTATTTGGATAGTTTTTAAACTCTAACTTAAAATTTAAAGTGCCTGCTTGATTTTGCACATCAGGTATAAGTTTTTGAACAAATAACATATCGTTGCCTTCACCTATTTCTACAGATCCTGATTTAACAAAAGCAGTCATGGCTTCACCATCTGCGTTGTTTCCCGTTTCGTGTAAAAACAGTTGACTAGCACCATCTGTTAAACCTGAAATAGTTTCATTGTTGGCCGTGGTCGTTGGTAAGTAGTCTGTGGCTATAGGATTCTCATACACTTCTCTATCAATCCAAGTTGTTCTATCAAGAGTCCCTGTCCACCAAGTCCCCTCTAAATAGTTGTAAGCAACAACAGCGTTTATAGTATCCGACCCCGTCCTAGGATAGAACCACATGATTTCATTAAACTCACCATTGTGACCTACAAAAGCATTTTCTGCACCAGTTACATTTAGATTGTTAAAAACAAACTGCTCCACCGTACAAGGGAGCTTTTTTACTGTACCATCAAATAAGAAAAAAGAATCTTGAGACATCCAATAAGCTACACCATTTAAATCTAAACCGGCATGTATACCTACAATTCCACAATTCTGACCTAGTTGTCTTAAACCAAATGTAAAAGGCGGACCGATAAACTGTAATGCATGTAAAGAGCTATCTGTCCATACTAAAATTTGACCTCTTGACCTCTCTGCTGCCACGATCCGTGATCCGTCAGCAACTCTTAAAGAACCAGCAGTATTCTCCGCTGTTGGTTGATATGTAGTAATATTTTCTTGATCAGAAAATCTTATAAGTAAATCGTCTTGAGGATTAGTTGATCCTATCGTTGGCTGTGTGCCAAAGAAAACTAAATGTCTATCAGGTGTTGAAACTAAACTTAATCTTGATTTTGTTGGAGCACTTGATATTGCAGTCGCTCTCGTAGTGGGTCCTGAGGAAGTGTCCCATCTAAAAGCACCTCCATTTAAAACTGTTGCAATTAAATCCTCACCAAAATTATCTAATGACCATTGTCTAGCCTCTAATGTTACATTAGAAGTTGATCTAGGTGTGCCCCACGTAGACACGTTCCATGCGTCCGTGCCCCAACCAAAAGCTGAGGTAGAAACCTCTGGTCCTATTTGTATTTGGTATTTAGCATTACCAGACCCACCGCCACCTGAGGTAGACCCTGAGGCTGCAGATGTAGTAGTCACAACGTAAGCATTTGTATTTGCTATTGAGGTTATTTCAAACTCTTTATTCATGTCTAAGCCATCAATCGCAGAGAATGAATCAAAAGTTACAAAATCTCCTTTCGCTGCTCCATGAGCTGTGTCAGTCACAACTACAGAAGTTGTTGCATTTGTTGTAAAAGGATTCGTCAGAGCTTGTGTCTCTCTTATTGGAGTAATATCGAAAGCTAGCCCTTCTTGAATTACATATAATTTTCTATCTGTGCCAACAGCGTTATATCGAGTGCCATCTAAAGCTACCCATGCATGCATATCACGAGCCACTCCTACCAAAGTTGTAGAGATAAACTTCTCCCATCCTTTAATTTTTTGTGGCAATCCTTGAAAAAAGCGTACGTTATCACCGTCTGTCCACTTACCCTCGCCTGTGTAGTCGGTTACTTCTTTGTTGATGCCTGGTTC